ATTTATACGCCCCGTCCCACCGGCTACAAGAAAGGATGGCTCTATCATAATAGTGATCATAAAGGGTAGATGCGCGGTGAAAGTCCGCGATGGGGTAGCCCTAAGGATACTCCTTCAGAAGGAGGTCCGAAGATGCCTGCCGACCAGAGCATGAGATGGTCCTCACCTATGAGCAAATAGGGGTTTTTTGCGTTCTCATTTTATCCTAAGAAAATGAGGTTACCGCTTCCACGGCGTGATAGGGGTCTGGCCACGAGACTGATGCGGTGGTAGGGTTTTTACGTTTTCCGATTTTTCAGCTTGGGGATTTTAAACCTTTCTCCTAAACAAAATCGGTGTACTGCAAGGTTCCGGCATATTGGACCTTTCGGCTAGCTTCAGTCAATGTAGGAATGGCATCCGTGAGCAAGAGCAACCAGCGCAAGGTTCTCGGAGGGGAAGATTAAACTTCCCCTTTTCTTTTTTATCGTTCTTCGAATATTTGTCATAATCTAGGGCGTTTGCGAAGATATATAAACTAAAATGTATATTTGCAAATGCGGGAGGAAATTTGAAAAACAAAATTCTTTAAATGCCCATTTTTCTCATTGTTTAATTCATAGAAATGGAAAAATTCCTATAAATCGTTTTAAGGGAAGGGAAAATTGGAATAAGGGGCTTAAAAAAGAAACTGATGAAAGAGTTCAAAAATATTCGAAATCATTAAAGGATTCTTTAAATAGTGGAAAGGTTATTCCGAGTTTTTTTGGGAAACATCATTCAAATAAAACCAAAGAAAAGCTTAGTTTAATTCAAAGCACTTCTCATAAAGGGGGATATTGCAAATGGATTCCATACCAAAAGGGGGATAAAATAATTTATCTTCAAGGATCCTGGGAATTTAAATATGCCCAATATTTGGACTCATTAAATTTGAAATGGATTAAACCCGGGAACGGAGATTTAAAATATTCTTTTTTCTGGATGGATGACTTGGGAATTAAAAGAATTTATACCCCGGATTTTTATATCATAGATTTTAATCAATATATTGAAATAAAAGGATATTGGAGAGAAAATGATAGAATTAAAATGAAAAAAGTCCTTGAACAAAATAAAATATCTCTTCAAATTCTTGAAAAGAAAGATTTAAAAAATCTTAATTTATTGTAATCGCCCTCGTGATGGAAATGGGTAGACATACCAACCTCAAAAGTTGGTGCTTATAAAATAGCGTGTGGGCTCGAGTCCCACCGAGGGCACGACAGTGACAACAGGTTCCAGCCTGGTGCAAAATTGACTATAATAATAGGATGATGAGATTAATCTGGACGTATCATCCTTGCCACTGTTTCTTTTTATAACCAACATGTCCTTAATCTTTTAACCTACATTTAACAAAACTTATTTTCGTTTATAAGAAGATGAAGGGGACTTCAAAAACTGAATAATTGATTAAGAAGGGGCTATCGTCAATTTAGCCCCTTCTTTTTTATTTTATGACATTTTGTCGATAAATAAGGATCGGCATAATTATCGGAAGATATATATTATTTAAGGGATATTTTTAATTAAAAAACAAAATTATGAAAAAACCATTTTATTACTAGATTCATTCAAAACTTATCGTCATTACAAGACGAGATTTAGCCCCAGGAATTCAGGCTGTACAAGCTGCTCATGCGGCAATTGATTTCCAGCATCAACATTCTTCTATTGCTCGAGAATGGAATATAAATTCCAATTATCTCATTTTCTTATCTGTACAAGACGAGCAAGAACTCAAAAGATTTATTCAAAAATTTCAGATTTATGGTCTTAACCATACAGTCTTTGCTGAACCCGATTTAGATAATCAGGTTACTGCTGTTTGTGTTGAACCATCTGAAAGAACTATGAAATTATGTTCTCATTTACCTTTGGCACTCCGTGAATTTAACGGGTCTTTAACGCAAGGGTAATGAGATTTTTTGTATATTTAAATTAAAATTTTTGAACTATGGAACACTAGATTATTAGACCGCCTTAACCATGAATTATTTTATTTGGACATTAAATGGACATAAAATATGGACATTTGGACATCAATCAGGTCAACTTTAATTTTTTAACTCAAATAAAATAATAATCATGGAAACTTTAACTATCAATAAAATTGCAATTAACGCTTTAAAAAGCGATATTAAAAAACTTTCTGAAGAGCAGAAATTTTTAAGAAATCAGAGAAAGACAGTTTACATCAAAGGGGAAAGAACAATGGAACCTTGGGTAGCTGCCATGAAACACAGGGCTAACAGAGAAAAATTAAGAATCATGTTTGCTGCTTATGGTTTAATGAGAGGAAAATCTTTAGAACAAATTGAACTAAAGTCATCTAAGGAAAACTCTATTAAAAACTTTCTACCTCAGGTAAGTAAAACTATTGAAACTTATAACAAATTATCAGATGAGTTACAAAAGTGATTTCAAAAAAAGGGAGCTCGAACAAGAGCTTGCAGAGGAAGAGCGAGAAATCCTTGAAGAAGAAAAAAAGTTAACTACGGAAGAACTTCGTAAAAAAAGGCGTCAGGAGATAGAGGATGAAATACGGAGAGAACAGGCAGGATGGTAATAACAAGCATGGACATTATCATAGACATGATGTCCATGCTATTTTGGTTGTGTAGTTCAGTGGTTAGAACAGAGGTCTCTAAAACCTTATACGCGGGTTCGACCCCCGCCACAATCACATTTTTCCCTTAAAACTTCAATAAAATAATCCATACAAAGAATAAATAAAATAAATAAACTACGTATGGAATATTTAACTACTGAAACTTTCAAAGAGAAAGTTTTTAATTTTGAAAGCGAATCTGAATTTAAAGTAACAAAACCCACAATAATTGATTTTTATGCTGATTGGTGCAGTCCTTGCAAATCCATTGCTCCGATATTAGAAGACTTATCTAAAGAATTTGAAGGAAAAGTAGACATCTATAAAGTAAATGTAGATGAGAGCCATGAATTAGCTGGGGCATTTAATATCAGAAGTATTCCTGCCCTTCTTTTTGTTCCTATAGAAGGTAAAGCTCAAATGATGGCAGGGGCCCTTCCTAAAACTTCTTTTAAGAAAGCCATTAAAGATATTTTTCACATTGAATAATGTCTCTCTTTGAAAAAATATTAAAACCCTCTGGATCAGAAAAATTCTGGCAGGAGATGTCTTTAGAAGATCGAAGAAGACTTCTTGAATCCCATAATCTTTGGCAGGGGGCTAACACATATTTTTGGCAATATTTGCCTAAGGAAATTAGGGATCGAGTTGAAGAAGAATATCAAAAACTCGTCGATAAGTCCAGATTTGAATAAAATTAGATTTTATATATAATTAAAATTTAACAATTTTTTAACAAGAAAATATTTTTTTCTATAGAACTTTTGGTTACATTTGCTCTATAGAAACTAACAAAGAATTTTTAGTTGTAGTAAGAAAAGAGTTACTTCGATGGCAATTTGAAAAACGCTCTTTTCAGGTTTCTCAACATTAATTTGCATACTTTTTTAATTTTTAATTTATATGCAAGCCCGAGAAACCCTTAGTTGATCGGGCTTTTTTTGTTAACTTAAAAAGATTAAAATGACAAACGAAACGGTTTTATCGACTATCGAGTACAAAGGAAAAGATGCTCAGAATGCTGATTTTTGGAAAGATTGCTATCATGAAGATGAAGTAACTCCGGAAATGAGAACAAACGGGAAACAATGGTTTAAATATCATGTGAAGTTTGAAAATTTGACCCCTGTTCAAATTACAAAAACGGAAAAGGTATAAATACGAAGTTAATTTCGAATATATAAAATAAAAATGTATTCAGGAATAATTTACGTAGCAATTTCTAAAGATGGAAAAAAATATTTTGGAAGAACAATTTCTTCATTATAAAAAAGAAAGAGCAATCATTTAAAATTTGCTTTAAATCAAAACAAACCAGGGTATTTTTATAATGCTCTTAGAAAATATGGACCTGAATTTTTTCAATGGAAAATAATAGAAGTTTTTAATAGAGATAGCCAAAAAGAATTAAATCTTGTTTTAAACGAAAGGGAAAAATTTTGGATATCCAAGGAAAAATCTAATTTATCGGAGAATGGATATAATATGACAGATGGAGGAGAAGGGACCTCCGGATTTCATTTATCCGGAGAGGCAAAGAAAAAATTAAGAGATATTAATTTAGGACGTGAAGTATCTATAGAAACTAGAAATAAAATTTCAAAAAATGGGGTTGGGATGAAGGGGAAATCCCATACAAAAGAAGCTCGGAAAAAAATGTCTAAATCTAAAATGGGGAAAGATACTTGGATGAAGGGAAAAAAACATACGAAGGAGGCTAAACAAAAAATCAGTGAACGCCAAAGTGGAGAAAATAATCATAATTTTGCACAAGCGTTTTCTCAAGAACATCGAGATAAACTAAGTAAATCTCTCAAAGGAAAAAATACATGGACAAAGGGGTCCAAAAAAAGTGAAGAAACAAAAAGAAAAATAAGCGAAGCTATTAAGAAAAAATGGCAGGATAATAAAAAATAAATTTCTTTAATTAAATAATTAATAGTAAAAAAGGAGGTCAATTATGGCAAAGTACAACACTAAGAGGGAAATTTCTCTCGCAGACCAGAAGAGCGGAGTTGAAAAGACTACTACTCACCAGGGCGGACAGGGTTACACCCAGCGTCCAGAAGCGGAACTTATCGGTATCCTCGCAACGGGTATGGGTAACAACTTTTACGAAAAGGAAACTGAACGTGAAAAGAGGTTCCGCGATGTTCTCGACAAGGTTGCAAAGGTTAACAAGCTTTTCGCAGCTAAGGCACTTATTTACGCTCGTACTATTTTTGGACAGCGTTCCGTTACTCACTTCGGTGCAGTTGAAATGATTCCTCACCTTCAGGGGGACCCACTTGCTAAGAAGTTCTTCACCAAGAGGGACAAGAAGGCAGAACGTGGCGGAATTATCTGGAGGCTTGACGATATGGCTGAAATCCTTGCAGCATATTTTGCAAAGAATGGCCAGGAAGCATCTCTTCCTAACTCCCTCAAGAAGGGATTCAAGGATGCTCTTGAACATGCTGACACTTACGAACTTGCTAAGTACCAGATGAAGAATAGGGGTGTATCACTTGTTGACATTGTCAACCTTGTTCACCCAGTTGAAACTCCTAAGAACGGTTTCATCTATATTCCTGAACAGGATTACCTCAAGGCAACTGCTGGAACAAAGTTCGTTGGCAAGGAATACCAGAAGAACGAAAAGGGCGAAGTTCAGGTTCCTGCACTCCGTGCTCTCGTACTCGGAATTCTTAAGCAGTTCAACACCGTTGAAGATAAGAATACTGAAGCTGGTAAGGTTGTAGCTGAAAAGGTTAAGAGCGGAGAAATCACTCAGGAACAGGCAGCAGCTCAGCTTAACGAAGCTAAGACTGAAAACTACAAGGAACTCATTGAAACCAAGAAGATTGGTTACCTTGCACTTCTTCGTAACATCAGGAATATTCTTAAGACTAACGATACAGTTCTCCTTGACAAGGCGTGCGAACTTCTTGTCGACCAGAATTTCATCCGTAAGTCACTTGTTTGGCCTCACCAGATTGACCTTGCTCTCGAAGTAATGTTAATCGAATTCAATGGTCGTCAGCTCCAGAAGATTGCAGCAGCTCTCGATGAAGCTTACGAAAAGTCAATCCCTAACCTTTCTCAGCTTCTTCCAGAAGGAAAGACTGCAGTTGTCTTTGACACTTCAGGTTCTATGGAAGGCGGATGGGGCGGTGGAATCAAGATTGATGGCAAGCCAAGCAACTCTCGCCCAGTTGACAAGGCAGCTCTTATTGCAGCAACTTTCGCTAAGGGTACAGGCGGAGACGTCTACCACTTTGGTTCATCTTGCTCCGTTATTAAGGGATGGAATCCAAACGATTCTATCAACACTCTTAAGAAGAGCTTTGCTCGTCATATCGGTGAAAACGGTCATGGAACCTTCTACGCATCTATTCTTCCAGAACTCGAAAGAGTAGGAGGTGGATACGACAGGATTCTTATCATCACCGATGAACAGGGTGCAGATTCATTCGAAGATACCTACAAGAGGTATTCTGGAAAGTATGGAACTCCATACGTTTACTTCATTAACATTGTAGGCTACGGCCCAACAATGGCTAAGGCTGGAAACAAGGTATTCCGTCTCTTCGGATACTCTGCAGACATCTATGAAAAGATACCTCGTCTTGAAATGAACATCAATGAAGTCATTGATGCTATCAACAAGATAGAAATCTAAACCGGATACTAGGAACCCCGGAAACTCCGCGGTTCTTTTTATTATAAATTAATTTAATTATCAATTCAATGAAACAAGGAACAGTAAAATTCTTCAACGAAACAAAAGGTTTTGGATTCATCAAAGAAAAAGAAACCGGAAAAGAATACTTTGTTCATATTTCTGGAATTAAGGAATCTACCTTACAGGAAAATGACGAAGTTGAATTTGACCTCGTAGAAGGAAAAAAAGGATTAAATGCAGTTAACGTCGTATTAGTATAAGTAAGTCTTTAACCTAAATTTAACGCCCGAGGTATTTTTTTATCTCGGGCTTTTTTTGTATATTTGTAAAAATAATCTGTATGAGAAAATACATGTGGATCATATTAGTTCCCCATTCTGATAACAAAGGGAAAAAATTTTCAATTGAACATCATTGGAAGTGGGATTCCTTTGTTACGTAATAATTAAACACAAAAATGAGATATGACATCTGCTGAAAAAATAATGCTGAAGAAAGCATTAAAAATCTTAAATTCCTCTTTGTCTTGGAACGGGGGTACAACAGACTGGGCTGGATATGCGAACCAAATGAAAAGCTATATAAAAAGTTCTGTTCAGTTAATTGAAACTATTTTGGAACTCCCCGAGAACGACGAAACCACTCAACCTCAATCAAAAACGACACCTCAGGACCTTGATAATTTACTACCATGAAATATAGAATGTATTTTTTTGTTCCCTATAATATATCACCTATTCAACAGGCGATACAAGCAGGACATGCAGCATTGGAATATGCTTTTAAGTATTACAATCCGGCTGCGTATGATGAATTTATAAGTTTTATGAAAAACGATAAAACTTGGATAATTCTTAATGGAGGAACTACTAATAAAAATTTTACTACAGAAGAGGGGTTTCCCCCTCAAAGAATAGGATCCTTAAATGCTATAATGGATAGTCTTGAAGAAAAAGGAATACAATATTCTTTCTTTGAGGAGTCTGATCTCAATGATGCTCTTACGGCAGTTTGCTTCCTTGCAGATGAAAGAGTTTGGGATTTCAAAACATATCCGGATTTAGCAGATTATATCTTACATGGTCTTGTGATGTCTGACAAAGAATATATCACAGTAAAATCAATGAGAAAAGAACAACTTATCGAGGAATTTCCTGGTCATTATAAAAAATGGAAAAAACTAATAGGCGGGGAAAGTA